AGGTGCGCCAGCATCGGCGCGGTGTAGGCCGGGCGGTTCCAGGCGCAGCAGGTGATGACGTGTCTCGTGTTCATCGTTTCCATATACTATCTCGAATATCCATTACTAAAGAGCTCTTTCCATGAAGACCACTCGGAACGCGCACACCACTCGTGGCCAACCCAACTCTGGTTCAGGTAAGTCCATCGGTCCGCTCTCCAGGTCCGCCCGGCGCAGCAAGGCCGTCACGCCGGCAGAAATGGTCACTTCCTGCCGGCCCACCCGATGCAGCGCATCGAATAGTGCTCGAAAAACGCTCTGGGCCTCACTTTGCTTGGAACCATAGCAGGAAAAAGAAAACCTCTCGCTGGACATCGGAATGTCTGGGTGCCCTGGTCCACCATCGCACGAAAACTTGATGAACGTCTTGGGTTCAGTGATGCCGGCCGGCACGCCCAGCGGCGGGCCGTAGATGCGATTGCCGGTCGCTGTCATGAGGGCGGTGACCGAAGTCAAATACCCATACATTATCGAGTCGCTATCGAGTCGCGTGGTCATAATCAATCAAACTCCGGGAAGAAAGTCGCCGTCGTTGGCGCCACCAGATTGACGCGGCCGGCCTGCACAAAACCCTCATCTGATAGCCAGCGCCGCGCCGTAGAACGAGCGATAACTGCGGCGTAAGCCCGCGCCTCTTCCACCGCTGGCAGGCACCACGGGTAACGCCAATGCGTCCCTGACCGAGTAGTCCATCCGTACTCCAGGTGGGCGCCATATGGAACATCAGTCCAAATGATAGCCGTCTTGAGAAAACCCATCGGCTGCTCTTTGACCTGGATGGAGCGCATCAATTCACCAGTGTCAATATGCGGGCTTTGTGGCCGGTGCGGATGGGGACCGGGCCCGCGACCAGGCGCGACGTTGCGCCGCGCAAACTCAGCCGCCTTTTCAGCTATCGCATTCGCAAATTCTTGCGCAAAGCCAGCCCCGCGCGCCTTTACCTCCCGAGTGCGCAAGTTGACTTCGACGCGTGCCGTGACCCGCATTTCAGTTCACTCCTCAGTATGTTTTTGGTCCATCTTGCCTAACCGATTCTCGAGAGCAGCACCCGCAAATGGTGCTGCGCGCCGGCCTGGTCATCGATGGCCTTCACATCGAATGGCCCGGCGTCCAGACTGGTCCCGTTGGCGTCGCAGACCGTAGTCAGCCGGAACATATCGGACACTCCGAATGCCAGCAGCGCGGCCGGCGCATCACCGTAAGCCATGTACCAGACATAGTCCGCAATCACCGCGCCAGATGGCTGTTCGGCGGCCAGCTCTACGGCCAGTTGTCCGCCGATTGGCATCAGGCGGCCGGCAATGCCGGCCGTCGAGGTCGTGCCGCTGGTCCACGACGGCGCCGGGTTGCCGTAGTCGGTCGTAGACCCGGCCTGCAGCAGCGTGGCCGTGTTGGTCAGCAGCGCCGCGATTGCACTCACGATCCTTTATCATCCTTTCAAGGAAGCCCACGACTTTAGCCGTTGGTAGTTGATGTGTCAACTCTCCCGGTAGAGATAGCGGCCCGGGCGGGTGGTGCGCGAAGGAGGAACGCTGCCACCCGCCCACAGGCCGCCTAGCAAGCTATTTGCGCCGCGGCTAGTACGCCACCAGCGCCAGACCGACCTTATCGGCGTCTGATTGATCGGTAATCATCACAATCGCGTCTGTACCGGCCTGGTAGTGGACACAGTAATCCGTATACTCGACCAGGTTGACGCTCCCTGCCCCGGTGGTCGTGGCGTCCACCACCACCACTGACATGACGCCGTCTTGCAGGATCGCCCGGCCGAGAGTCTCCTCTTCAGCGCCATCCCACTTGACTACGAAGTCGATGTAGACATCGAATGCCGCGCCCAAAGCCACGGCCGCCCCAGCGGCCGAGAGCTCGATGGACACATCGGTCAGCACGTCCTTGCTGGCGTTGGCAATCCCACTGATATCAACCTCTACCCACGTCCAGGTGTTGGCGACTACCGCCGGAATGTTCGTGCTGGTATCTGCCGCGACTGAGTCGGTGACGATGAACACCAGGTCCCCAGCTGTCAGGCCTACAGTGGAGTAAAGCCACATCCCCACCGATTCGTCATCCGTCCAGTCCTGATTTCCGGTGGCCAGGGTGTTGGTTGCGCCGTCGGTCGCATCGGCAGTGGTAGCGACAGCCATCTTGAGCGAGGCTGTGCCTTGCCGGTAAAACGAACTGTCATTTGACATCACGGTATCGGCGTCAATGGCCAGCCAGTCCGTGGCCGGTGTCTCACTGTCGCCGATGTCCACGATCACGGTGTTCGTGACGCCGCTTGCCATCGTGCCGAGACCGCGCAGATCGATGCGGGGCACGCCGATGAACTGGTTGATCGCCAGGGCGTTACCGCCTGTAGTGTCAGCACTAGCCGTCACATCGCCGGCCGCCGCCAACGTGCCCGCAACGGTCGTGTTGCCACTGCTGCCGGTGACCGCGAATTTCTGGGTGCTGCCTGCGTCACTGTAGAGCGTCAGGTCACCCCCCCAGCTCTGGAAGCCATCGCCGCCAGCGTCCAGGACGCCGCCGCGCTCGATGACACCGCCAGCAACTCCCGGCTCGGGAATCGGCGGCGTGGGCAGAGAGATCCCGAAGTACGAGCCAATCAGCGCCACGATCAGGGTGATGCCAATCAGCAGATATTGAAGTTTACGCTTTTCCATGTCAGTTGCTCCTCGTTACACTAGCGGCGTCAGCCGGGCCAGCGTGTCGCGCACGATCTCTGGCACCGGCCAGCCGTCCACGTAAGTTACGGCATAGTCGCCGATCCGTTGGCTCTGGATGCCGCCCACGTCCCGCCACTGATACCAAAGTGCCGCCAGCAAGACGACCGCCTCGGTCACGTCCGGTTCCGGCACGTACCGATAGATGGTTGCGCCGGTGCTGTGCGTGGCGGCGGTTGTGCCATTGTTGCCGCGCTGGACGGTCACGGTATTGCTGCTGACGCCCGTCACGAACAGCTGCTCGCTGTCGATCAGCAGACTCCAACCGACCTCGATCAGGGAGCCATCGCTGGCCGTGAAGGTCGCGGCGGTCGTTGAGCTGAGCGCGCCGTTCAGGGTGGCCCCGGTGTCGTCATAGCTGGCGCTGTAGCCCCAGGTACCTACGATGATGATGGCCTGCTGGCGGCTATCGGTGAAGGTCCAGGTGTCGCTGGTCGCCAGCAGCTCCACCCGCCGATAAGGCGGGCGGTTGAGCGGATACAGGAAGTAGCTAGTCGCCGTCAACGCCCCGCCGTCGTCGGTGATACTGGTCACACTCAGCAGGTCGTCGCCCAAATAGAGCGCACCGCGCGGTGTGCCAACCGGCGCGTCGAAATAACGCGTCGCGGTCACCGGGTGGAAGGTCCGGCCAGTGACCCGTTCTACATAAGCGCTGGCGCGCTCGATGTAGCGCTTGAGCTTGGCGTCGTGTGTTGTAGCAGTGATACCAAGCTCGTTTTTGAGCGCGTCCAGGCTGACGTACCAGCGGCGATCCCGGACGGCCATCAGACCGCCTTATGCCGGCGGGCCGCAGGCTTTTCAGGCGCGGGCGTCACATCGTCCGGCAGGGCAACTGCCTCAGCGGCTCCCATCTCGATCAGATAAGTCGCCACGTCTTCGGGTAGGTCGTGTTCCTGGCCAGCGTAAAGCGCAACCGGCCAGAACCAGCCCTGCCGATCGTGCAGCATCCGAATCTTCATGCAGTCCCTCCTGCGGCGGCTGCCCAGCCAGCCAGCCGCCGCGGTAAGCGCATTGCGTCTACAACATAACTTGCTAAACTGTTATGTTGTAGGAAAGTCCAACCATGCCTGCGCCGAACAGACCCAAGTCAAAGCGGGCCGAACCCATCACGTACCAGGCATCCGAGAACGGCACCTGGCCCACGTAGATGCGCGGCCGACGTCGCCAGCCGATCTTGACTCCCAGGCGGTTGACCACCAGGAAGGAGCCGACGGTGTTGGAACCGGCCGTCCCGTTGACGTAGCCACTGGTGTCGGTCAGCCCGTAGTCCTGCGACTGGATCAACGGCACGCCCATGATCGAGCCGAGTTGCCCAGTCAGGACGGTGGCCAGCGGGCCGAAGTGGTCGACCGTCAGCACTTCGCTGAGCCCGCCGAACTTCAGCATGGTCGGTACATCGCAGATGATCACCATCTGCGATGGGTCCGCCCCGTTCACACCGGCCGTGCCCATCAGGGCCCGCGTGGCGCCCACGTCGTCGATGGTCAACGTGCCCGCGTCCCGTTTGTCGGTGGTGGTCGTGACCAGCGCCTCATGGCGCAGGCCGTCGATCACCAGGATGTCACGGGTCGTGCCGACGCTGGAGCCATAGTAGGAGATGTTGC